CATTTTATATATTGGTATGGCGACCAAGGAACGACGTGTCCCTAACGGCGCCGCGCTATCGCAATTAGCTACTTCCTGCTATGAGCGAGGAACCCCGAGCGCGGGTCCAGTGTCCTTAGTGGCCATATACATATTATGGTCGCTATATGGGTTCGCGTCGAAGATCCGTTGATCTTCTTCACTCCACTGCCGCAGATCTGCGGCAATGGGGATGATAAGCGATTCTCGTCTAGCGACGGGAAACACTGAAGGAACGACCAAACTAAGAGACGCTGGAGTCTGTGCATCTAAAGATGGAAATTCAGGGCTGTCTGTAGGGACCCTCATCAGGTCTTTCCAGGCAATCCGAATATCATCAAAGAATGACAGACGGGGTAGGGCACTTAAATCAAGGTCAGGTGTCGGCCCGTAAGCCGACATCGGTACTGCATCGAAAAGACTTAACGGTCTGAGTAGATCATACAACCGTAAAACTGCCTTGGCCTCGAACTCATGGATAACATCCGTGAGTTCATACCCAAACGCCGGCAATGCCGACGGAAGGAAACTGTCGATTTTCGCCGTTGCGAAAGCCGACAGAGAACCGGCGTTTCTTAGTTGCATGTTCGCCGCCCCAGGGGGCAGGAACTCACAGGTAGGAAGCACCATACCGGATAGGATAGAGTCTAATTCATTAGATTCTCTCTTACACGGTGTACCAAGGTGCTCGTTATACGGTCGCCCAATCCAAAGATTGGGCACGAGACCTAGCGCAAAATTCCTATCGGGATGGAGGTTGAAAACAAGAGACGATATTTCGTCTGTACTTTTAAAGTACTCATTGTCGATACCGAATTCCACGAGGTCCCTGACCGCCCTGGCAACCGTGGTATAACCGGGAGAATTCTGTACCAAGGTACGGATGTACCCGGTAAAGCCGCTGTCGTTCGCGTAATTATACGCGAGTATATCGGCAGTCTCCTGAGCTTTAGGTCCTATATCTAGGGCTCTTGAGAAGGTTGCAAGCATCGTTGATGTCAACGGTGCCCCTCTGAGAAGCCGTGCCACGAGTTCACTTTGCAGCCGTCGTGCAACAGCAACGACTCGGGTAGCTACCCGACTGTGAAGTACGTACATCGTGTCTTTTGTATTAACATATCTACCGATGTTAGGATGGAAATCCGCCAGAGCAACAGCTCTATTGGATAACCAATCGACAAACGTAGACATGTACGGGCCCGTAGGGCCTGTCAAAAGCACGATGATCGCCCCAAAGACCCCCCTTCGCGAACATAAGTTCGTGAAGGAAGAATCCGAGAGACGATGCAACGGTTTAGGG